CCTCTTCGACATCGAGACTGACGGCCTGTACGACAACCTTACCACCATCCACTGTGTTGCTATCAAAGACCTTGGTAACAATGAAGTTTATGTCTTCAACGATGAAGGTACTCAAGAGCCTATCGCTCGTGCCATCACGATGCTGGAAGGTGCTGAGACAATCATTGGTCAGAATGTAATCAACTACGACATCCCTGTCATTCAAAAGTTCTATCCGTGGTTCACGCCACCAAGAACACTTGACACTCTTATTCTTAGCCGTCTGTATCATCCTGATCTGCTTAAGATTGATCAAACTAGGAAGTGGAACCACATGCCACTCCAACTCTACGGACGACATTCCTTAGAGGCATACGGTTACAGATTGGGTGAATACAAGGGTGGCTTTGCTAAGCAAACTGACTGGAAAACCTGGTCACAAGATATGGAGGATTATTGCGTACAGGACTTACAAGTCACACACAAACTATGGAATCACTTCCACAAATACCTGACTGGATCTTACTAGAACATCAGGTAGCAGAAATCCTCACTAAACAACAGTTGCATGGCTGGTACTTCGACGAACGATCCGCTTATGAGTTGGAATCAGAACTACGATCTGCATTTGACTCGCTGCAAGGATCTCTTCGACAGCGGCACCCTTTCGTTGCGGGAGGCGAGTTTACTCCTCGTCGTTCTAACAAGACCAAGGGATATATACCTGGATGCGCTTTTACGCGCCTCAAGGATCTTAGCCCAACCTCGCGAGATCACATCGCATGGGTCATGCAGGAGTTCTATGGATGGGAACCAACCCAGTTCACAGAATCTGGAAAAGCAACTATTGACGAAGTAGTTCTAAAGGACATAGGTACTCCAATTGCACTTGAATTCTTTCAATGCTTGGAACTGACTAAGCAACTTGGCATGTTGTCAGACGGCAATAACGCCTGGCTAAAGCTTGTCAGAAAGGGCCGAATCCACCACAACTGTGCAGTCGCTGCTGCCACCCATAGATGTTGTCACCGTAATCCAAACGTTGCCCAAATTCCTAGTGGAGAAAAGTTCCAACGATTGTTTAGAGCCACTCCAGGAATGGTCATGGCTGGGGCCGATTTTAGCGGCATCGAACTCAGGATGTTCGCGCATTACCTTGCTCCGTTTGACGGTGGCCGCTATGGTGAGATCTTGCTTAATGGCGACATCCACCAAGTTAATGCCGACAAGATTGGCATTAGTCGTAAGCTCGTCAAGACCGTTACCTATGCTTTTCTTTATGGGGCAGGGGACGAGAAGATCGGACTTTCCTATGACCCTCAGCTTTCTGCCGATAAGGCAAAGAAGAAAGGGGCAGAGATACGGCAAGCGTATCTTGATGCAATTGAAGGTCTTGATGATCTTGTTAAAGCCGTCAAGAAAAAGGTTCAATCAGTTCACTACATCAATTCAATTGATAGGCGAAGAATACAAGTTGACGGGCCTCACAAAGCCCTGAACTATCTTCTTCAATCCAGTGCTGGTGTTGTAGCCAAGCGTTGGATGGTCATGATTGATGAGCTGATCAAAGAGCAGCAACTTGAAAGCTACCAGTTGGCTTTCATTCACGATGCTTTGTTTTATGAATGTATCCCGGCTCATGCCGACAATATGAAGTTCATACTTGAGTACTGCGCCAAAGCCGCAGGAGAGTACTACAAGCTGCGATGTCCAATCGACGCTGTCGGAAAGATCGGCCCCGACTTCTATTCAGTGCACTAAATGTGGGCTGACTAAAGACTCTTCTGAATTCTATAGGGATAACACTAGACGTTCTGGTAAAGCAAGGTTGATGACATGCTGCAAGGCATGTAACAGCTCTGCTGCACATTCAAAACGTATAGCTGCCAAAGAACAATTTGGTAGAGGTTATCACCGAAAGCTTCGGGAGGAACGTCCTCTTGAAGGAACACCTTGTCAAATCTGCAGCAGACCAATGTCCTATCGACGGTCTGCTCGTTTGATGTGTTTTGACCACGATCCAGTAACTCACAAGTTTAGAGGCTGGATTTGTCAGAACTGCAATACAGCTATCGGCAAGTTAGGCGACAACCTAGCTGGCTTGATGGCGGCTGTGAACTACCTCTCGCAATCTAAACAATGACCGTAGGCCACCTCTACTTGTTAAAGAGTACATTGGCCCCTATCTACAAGATTGGAAAAGCATCCGAGCATCGCAAAGAACAACGGTTAAGAGAGCTTGATGTTGGCACAAAGAATGAGTTAGTTGCTTGCTGCAGAGTATGGAACTACCATGACTGCGAAAAAGATCTCCACCGCATTCACAAACAATACCGAATACCTCAATCTGAGTATTTTGCTTTACCAGACCATGAGGTTGAAAAGCTCGCTGGCTTTATGGAGGAGTGGGATTTTGATGGCCTAGAGATTGAAAGTGAAGAAGCTGGGCAATACAACTATATCCGACTTACTCCATACAGTGAGCATTTGACTCTTGAAGATTCAGATGGTGAAGCTGTGGCGATCGACAAGAGAATCCTGTGGAAGGTCATAAAAGCAATGGAAAACTTGCATGAAGTTCATTATCAGGTGTTTTAATGCCCCCAACTAAATCCAAAACAAACCTAGCCAAGAAACAATTTGAATCCCGTGCCAAGTTCAAGCACACCCGTCAAGGCAACGGCACCCGCTCACTCCCAAAGGGCACAAAGAAATTGCGTAAGGGGCAAGGCCGATGACCTTACTCATTGACGCTGACTTCCTTGCGTACAAAACCTGTGCTGCTTGTGAAGATGAGATCGACTTCAACGATGATGTAATCGTTGTCACAAGTCGCTTCTCTGAAGTGCTGGAGATGTTCCAGAAGGAGCTGATGTCCATTGCTGAATGCATGGGTCAGTTTGATGACTTCATCCTGTTCTTCAGTAGCCCAAAGAATTTCAGGAAAAAAATTTTCCCGGATTACAAGGGTCATCGAAATAGGAAGAAGCCATGTGGCTACAAGCGGCTACTCAACTGGTGTGGTGATAATTACATCACCATGGTGGTTGACAACCTTGAGGCTGACGATGCCCTTGGTATCTACGCAACCGATCCAATTGAATCAGAGAACGAACTGATTATCTGCTCACCCGATAAGGACATGAGACAGATACCAGGACTGCTGTTTGATCTCAAGAATCCTGTGATTGAAATCACCAAGGAAGAGGGGGACAGGTGGCATCTGATTCAAACCATGAGTGGTGACCAGACGGATGGTTACGCAGGTGCTCCTGGGATTGGCATCAAACGTGCTGATGCACTACTGGATAAACACGGGTGCTGTTGGGAAACAGTAGTTCAAACCTTTGAAGAACGAGGAATGACCGAAGATGATGCTCTTCTTAATGCACGTCTCGCGCGGATACTCCAATACACCGACTACAACTTCGACACCAATGAGCCAATCCTTTGGACCCCCACCTCCCGTTCTGGAGATGACGATGGAACAACAGTTCAAGATGAGACGGCTGCAGGATCTGCTGCCTGATGCAAAGAAGGAGGACATCATCACTGTCTTCCTTTCGTTGCAACATCAGAACTTTGTTCTCTCTAATACCGTATCAAACCTAGTAAAGCAATGGCCCTTAGTCCAGAGCATTACGGATCAAGTTGGAAAGTCGGAGACTTCATCCGAGAACAACAACTAAGTTTCCATCTTGGTAATGCAATCAAATACATCAGTCGTTGTGGAAAGAAACCCGCAGCAGACCCCATTGACGATCTCACCAAAGCAATCCACTACCTTGAAAACGAACGTGAGTTTCTACGAAACAGCAGCGTACGAGTTTCGGACAGCGTACGAGCTGCCGCTCGGTCTGACGATTTCCTCTTTGAAGCTTCAGCAGAATTTGATCGATGAGGAGCACCTTGAGGTAGCTCATGCTTACCTCGATCTGCTTGAAGACATCACGAACAAACGCGCACGTGAGCACCTGTTGAAGGAACTTGCTGATCTGGTGTACGTGTGTCATCAGATGGCTGCAGCATTTGGTTGGGATCTGCAGACTGCATTCAACCGAGTGCATGCCAGCAACATGAGCAAGCTCGGGGAAGACGGCAAGCCCATACGTCGTGAGGATGGAAAGATTCTCAAAGGGCCTAACTACTTTGAACCTTCACTCATTGATCTTGTCTAATACTACTGTGGAAAAAGAACTCATCGCACGTACTGGCCGTGTACAAAGTTGGATTGATGATCCGACAGCTCGTCTACCTGTGAGCTGCACCGTCTTCGTTGTGGAAGACACTATGGAGGGTGAGAATGGAATCGAAGCATCCTGGAGGTTTGTTTCCCACGCTCTCCGATACGGAGCTGGCGTGGCTGTCCATCTATCCAAGCTCCGACCAAAAGGAAGTGAAAATGGCAAGGGACTTGTGGCATCTGGCCCGGTCTCCTTTGCCAAGATCTACTCCACCCTCAACGAAATCCTGAGGCGTGGAGGTATCTACAAGAATGGAGCTGTTGTATGTCATCTTGATCTCAGTCATCCTGATGTGCTTGAGTTCATCACAGCTTCCCGTTCTGAGCTGCCTTGGGTTAAGCGTTGCGTCAACATCAACCACCATTGGTGGAATGTTGCCACGAACGAAGTCAAGGAAGCTCTGATTCTTGCCATCAAACGCGGCGACGTTTGGCTCAACAAAACAAAAGTCGATAAGCATGGACAACGTATCTACGGAAATGTTTGCCTGGAGGTGTACTTGCCAACACGGGGCACCTGTCTACTGCAACATGTCAACCTTGGGTCATGCGAACTTGATGACATTCGATCTGCGTTTTCACGTGGAATGTCCGAACTGTGTCACCTCCACTCAAAAACAGGTGTTGGAGACAGCGGTGAATACCTCACTCCAGAGGTTGATCGCCAGGTCGGTCTCGGAATGCTTGGGCTTTCCAACCTGCTCCGTCAACAAGGGGTGAGCTACAAGGAGTTTGGTGAGGCGTTGATGCACATTGTCAACAACGAACCTCATGAACGGACTCCTGCTGCGGTGTTAGCTCACGAGATCCACGCTGGTATCCGTGAGGCTGCAGAGATTGCTAAGGCAAACAAGATGGTGCGTGCCTTTGCCATTGCTCCTACTGCCTCGTGCAGTTACCGGTACAAAGATCTCGATGGGTACACCACTACCCCTGAGATTGCTCCTCCCATTGCCCGTCAAGTTGACCGTGATAGCGGCACCTTTGGCGTCCAGAGCTTTGACTACGGTCCTGTTGAGATCGCGTCTGAAGTTGGCTGGGATGATTATTTCAAAGTAGCAAACGGTATTGTCCGTCTTCTTAGTCTGACAAATCTGCTACACGGATATAGTTTTAATTCGTGGAGCGACGTTGTTACTTATGATGAACGGTTTATTGAGGAATGGCTGAACAGCCCCCAAACCTCTTTGTATTACAGCTTGCAGGTAATGGGAGATGTTCAGGATAAGTCCGACGCATATGCTGCGTTGTCTCAATCTGATATCGACGATTACCTGGACGAGTTGTTTAATGATGACCCTGTTGGCGCTAGCCAGCACCAAGCTCCAGATTGTAATTGCGGCGAATGAACCCTTATCAGAAACTATTTAATCGCAAACGTAAGTGGACCCCAGTGCAAACCACTGCTGGTCAACTTGTTGAGGGCTCGGAGGAAACCATCTTCCGGGCTCTCGCCCTTCGCCACATGGAACTACCTGTTGGCGACTTTATCAACGATGCACTGAAGAATGAAGTTCCAGAGTTATCGAGGGACCTACTCCGATCCAACATCCAAGACGAAGTCAACCACGACTTGGCTCTCGGTTACATCGCCCAAGCTCTCGGCACTGACCCAGTTGCTGAAGCCGAAGCCCTTCGACTCCGCGATGCTTGGACGGCGCATCCAGATCACACGGTCCTCAAAGCAATGGTGGCCGAGCGTGCAATTTTCTTCGTTCTACTCCCCTTCTTCCGCTTTAATGGTGACGCTGGTCTCCGAACAGTAAGTGCAGACATTTCACGGGATGAACAAGTCCATGTGGCAACGAATAGCTTGGTATGTCGTGAGCTTAATCTCACTGTATCTCCTTCTCTTGATCGCCTCAGGAAGGCAACCATTGCTTGGGTGATGCAACCACTTAAGAAGTCTGAGAACAAGTACCTGGACAAACAGTTCTGGCTTGATCAAAGTGACAGCTTGATGTATGCAGGTAAAGCAGAAGGGTTGATCGAAACACAACGTGCTCGTATGCCTGCGTTCTTTGAACATGCAAACCCCAATCTCCCTCAGTATGCTTGAGACCTCTGGTCTCCAGCTTCAATCAATCTTACAAGAACTAGAGGAAAACTTTCCTGTAGTTAATCCCCACCCGGATGATCCGACAAACTTAATAATGTACCGCTCTGGCCAACGTTCAGTGGTCGAGTGGATCAACCATCGTCTCACTGAAGAAAACAATGGCTACTAAGAAGCAAAGCTTACAGCAAGCACAAAGAATGGCATCAAGTGGTGCCAGTGCCAAAGATATACGACAAGCGACAGGTTTAACTTCTTCAGTTGCACAGCGTGTAGTGAGCAATCGAGCCCCTGCTCCCTCTGCTCCCTCTGCTCCTGCACCGTCTCCTGTAGCTGCTGCACAGCAAGCAACTGCTGCCGCTGCTGCACCTAAGACAAGTGTTCAGCAAATCAGTCGGCAGAACACCATGGCACAGAACCTGCGTGCTGCAGGGGGTGGCAACGGCGTGCTGTCTGAAAAGGAACTTCTCAAGATCTCTAAGGTTTCACAAGGAAAGAACCCAGAGAAAGTTCTTGAGAAAGCCGTTGGTAAAGGTTTGATGATCGGCTCTAAAGTCGTGAATCAATACCAGAAGGGTAAGTACACAGACGCTGGTACAGCATGGGCTCGGGCAGCAATACCGAACTTTGCAGTTGCAGTTGGAAAAGACAGTCAGATCTTGCAGCAGCTTCGCAACGCTGGAAGACAGGACAAAGGATCTGCGCTATTCATTGGGTCAAAGGGTAGTACTGCTACTACTCTTCCGCGCAATATGGGTTTTGGTAATAATCAGCAACCAACGCCTACCACAACTCCAATACCTACTGAAGCAGCTCCCACTGATACTGGAACTGCTCCTACAGAAATGTTCCCACCGTTCATTCCTGAAGAGCTTCCTGAGGAACAACTCCCTCCCGGTCCTGGCATGATGGCTGGTGGTGGACTTGGTGCCCTTGGTGCCAACAAACTCAATCGTGCTAAATCACGTCTTCGTCAACTTGGTATTTACGGACGTGGTACTGGTCTGCTTGGTCGCGGACTGCAATACGGTAATGCTCTTAACACATAACAATGTCAGCCAAATCACGGTATGACTATTTAGCAAGTGACCGTTCAAACTTTCTAAACGTAGCAAGACAAGCTTCTGATCTTACTCTTCCTTACCTCAACCGTGGTGAAGAGGAGTGGGTCAAAGGAGCACGTCATTTACCTACACCATGGCAAAGCGTTGGTGCAAAGGGGGTAGTCACTCTGGCATCTAAGTTGATGCTGGCTCTACTGCCTCCTCAAACCAGCTTCTTTAAGCTTCAGGTAAATGACAGTGCATTGGGTACTGAGCTTCCTCCCGAAGCAAAGTCTGAGCTTGATCTCTCCTTTGCAAAGATCGAACGTATCATCCTTGAATCCATTGCTGCCTCTAGTGATCGTGTCGTTGTACACCAAGCACTGAAGCATCTGGTGGTGACAGGTAATGCGTTGGTCTTCATGGGAGAGAAACAGCTCAAGCTGTACCCCTTGAATCGCTACGTTGTAGAAAGAGATGGCAACGGTAATGTGCTTGAAATAGTCACTAAAGAACGCATCTCAAAGAAGCTTCTCATGAAGGTTCTCCCAATGGCTGTGCCCAATGATGTGGCCGGTACTGAGGCAGAACGTAATGATGAAGCCGACATCTACACTCACATCCGTCGAGACAACAACAGGTTTGTCTGGCATCAAGAATACGAAGACAAGATCATTCCGGGGTCAATGGGTAAAGCACCCATCGAGGCGAACCCCTGGCTTGTTCTTCGATTTAATACTGTTGATGGTGAAGTCTACGGACGAGGCAGGGTAGAGGAATTCATCGGAGATCTACGCTCCCTTGAAGCACTCTCTCAGGCACTCGTAGAAGGCTCTGCAGCAGCCGCTAAGGTTGTCTTCGTAGTGTCACCCTCAAGCACCACCAAACCGGCCACGCTGGCCCAAGCAGGCAACGGTGCAATCGTTCAAGGAAGGCCGGATGACATTGGTGTCATTCAGGTTGGAAAGACTGCTGACTTCCGAACTGCATTTGAAATGATGCAGCAGTTAGAACGTCGGTTGTCTGAAGCATTCCTCATCCTTTCTGTACGGCAGTCCGAAAGGACTACTGCAGAAGAAGTACGGATGACTCAAATGGAACTGGAACAACAACTCGGTGGACTGTTCAGTCTATTGACAACAGAGTTCCTTGTTCCCTACCTCAACCGTAAGCTCAATGTCTTCCAAAAGACTGGACAGATTCCACGTCTGCCAAAGGACATTGTTAAGCCTACTATTGTTGCTGGTGTTAATGCACTGGGTCGAGGGCAAGATCGAGAGAGTCTTGGTTCGTTCCTTCAGACCATTGCACAAACGATGGGGCCTGAAGCGCTTGCTAAGTACATCAACAGTGATGAGGTGATCAAACGTCTGGCTGCTGCTCAAGGCATCGACGTGTTGAACCTTGTCAAGAGTGTTGATGAGATGAAGCAGGAACAGATGGACAACATGAACCTGCAGAAGGACATGATGCTTACTCAACAGATTGGTCAGTTGGCTAAAACTCCACTGATGGATCCAAGTAAAAACCCACAAGCAATGGAGATGATCAATGGACAAGGCAGTCCCCTCGCGGCCCCAGCGCCAGAAGAACAAGCCGGTGCCCCAGCCCCTATCGGCTGAGGATCGTGAACTCTTTGATGAGTCCGGCAACAAATACGCACCACGCACCAAGATCGGCAAACCCACAGTAGGTGTTCCCAATCGTGTTGAACGAGTTGGTCTTGGTAATCTCAAAGTAATCACAACTAATGGCTACACTGACGTACGATCCGACTGAAGCTCAAGACGGTGAATTCTCTGCAGAAGAACTTGATTCACTTCAAGTAGGTCAAGCTCTTGAAGAACAACAGCAACAACTGCTTGCTGGTAAGTTCAAAGATGCAGAGGATCTCGAACAAGCCTACATTGAGCTGCAACGCAAGCTTGGCAATCGCGAAGCTGACACCACTGAACAAGAACCTCAACAAGAGGAGGAAGTTCAAGAAGATGTAGATGTCGACTTCCTTGAACGTCTATGGCAAGAGGCACAGGATGAGTATTCACCAGAGACCCTTGAGGCTCTGCAGAATATGGATCCGACTGACCTTGCTCAGATGTACCTGGAGTATCGCTCACAGGTAGAGGAAGGTGGTGCAGTTGAAACCATCACTGCTGAGGATGTCAGCAACTTGCAAGGCATCGTCGGTGGTGAACAGCAGTACGGTCAGATGATGGCCTGGGCTCAGGAATCGCTATCTGAGCAAGAGATCAACATGTACGACGCAGTAATGGAAAGGGGTGATCCTCTGGCCTGTTACTTCGCTGTGAATGCTCTTGCCTTTAGGTTCCAAGAAGCTCAAGGTTATGACGGTCAGATGCTGACTGGTAAAGCACCGACTTCACAGGCTCAAGGTTTCCGTAGTCAAGCTGAACTCGTGCGTGCCATGAGTGATCCTCGCTACGACAATGATCCTGCGTACCGTGCAGATGTAGCCGCGAAGCTTGAGATGTCTGATCTCAACTTCTAAGTCACGAAAGAAGAGTAAGCAATATAAAAGTCCTTTGCAATGAACTCATGCTTACTCTGACACTCACTCTCGCTTCTCTTGCATCGTGGTATGGCCATCCGTATCACGGGAACCGCACCGCTTCTGGTGAGATTTACAACATGCATTCCATGACTGCAGCACACCGTACCCTTCCATTTGGAAGTAAGGTACGGGTCTGCAATACCTCAAACAGACGCTGCGTTAATGTCCGAATCAATGATCGTGGACCTTTTGTTCATGGTCGGGACATTGACCTTAGTCGTGCTGCTGCTGAGGCAATTGGTTTGAGAAGTGCGGGTGTTGGTCAAGTCACCATTCAACGAATTAACTGACATGGCTAAAGCAACTCCTTTTGATCCGAAGGTGTCTTCGGTGACTGTGCAGTATGTAACTACTGCTTCTAACGCTCGGGCATTTATTAGTGCCTACGGTGAAGCGAACCAAACCCTGACTGAACTGAGTCCGAAAGGTGTGAAGGTTCAGGCCGGTGGTGCTGCCTGGACCTGATCATGAAAGGTAAAGGTGGTAAGGGTGGCGGCGGCAAGAAAGGCTGCTGATGAAACCCGGTCTCTACGCCAACATCCACGCCAAACGTCTTCGCATCAAGAATGGTTCTGGTGAGAAGATGAGGAAGGCTGGATCGAGTGGTGCGCCGACTGCGGCACAATTTAAGAAGGCAGCAAAGACTGCTAAGAAGTAAGCAACGTACGTTCATCCTTCGGGACGCATACCGCCTGATCATGGAACGGGGGTCAGGTACTTCAATCCAGACCAATGACTCAAGTCGAGACGGATGCCCGTGTACGGGAGCAGAAAGCTGCTGACAAGGAGCAGAAGCTGAAGTATCGCGGCGTTGCTTACACACCCAAAACTAAATAACTCATTGGAGCAGGGCACCTCAGAGTCGGACCCTGCTCTTATTGACTATTGGCCTCCTACGGGAGACAACCTTTAGTCATGACGGTCTGGAGAGACAGACAATCAACAACAACTTTTGATGAATGCCAATGAAGATCCTTCGTTGGAATTCCTAAGCGCTTAGGGAGATGTACAAAACTCTCTCTTTACTATTGTGGCTAACACTACCGTAACTTCTATTGGTCGCGTAAATAATACGTCGGCCACTCCTCTTGCTCTTGGTACTGCTTACGATACCAAGTATGCAACTTATCTGAAACTGTTCTCTGGCGAAATGTTCAAGGCGTATGAAAGCGCCACTATCGCTAAGGGCACTGTGCAAAGCCGTACCCTGAAGAACGGTAAGGCGATGCAGTTCATTTTCACGGGCCGTATGGAGGCGTCGTATCACGAACCTGGCACCCCGATCCTGGGTTCTGGTGATCCTCCGGTGGCTGAGAAGACCATCGTCTGCGACGACCTGCTGGTTTCCAGCGCGTTCGTCTATGACCTTGATGAGACTCTCGCCCACTACAGCCTGCGTTCTGAGATCGCCGCTAAGATCGGCCACGCTCTGGCTGAGGCTTACGACAAGAAGATCTTCCGTCAGATCGCTAAGGCTGCTCGTGAAGCTCACCCGATCACTGCTGCTCCTGGTCCTGAGCCCGGCGGTAGCATCATCCAACTTGGTGTGCAGAAAGAGTACGACGCTCAAGCTCTGGTGGATGCCTTCTTTGAAGCTGCTTCCATCATGGATGAGAAGAACCTGCCCAAGCAGGGTCGTATGGCTGTGCTCTCCCCTCGTCAGTACTACGCACTGGTGAGCCAGGTTGACAGCAACATCCTGAACCGTGACTTCGGCAACAACTCCGGTAGCCTGCAGTCCGGTGAAGGTCTTTATGAGATCGCTGGTATTCCCATCAAGCGCTCCAACAATCTCCCCTTCCTGGCCGGTACTGTTGCTGCTGTGAACGGTGAGAACAACGACTACTCCGGTAACTTCAGCACCCACTGCGGTCTGATCTACCACAAAGATGCTGCTGGTGTGGTTGAGGCTATTGGACCTCAAGTACAGACCACTGGTTCTGACGTTCGCACCATGTATCAAGGTGACATCATTGTGGGTCGTCTTGCCATGGGTTGCGGCACCCTGAACCCTGCCTGCGCTATCGAGCTGCAGTCTGCTCGTTCCTGATAAAGGAGAACGACAATGGGATTCGCACCTGTTGACGGTGTAGGCGTCACCACAAGTGAAACTGCCTACATGCGTCCTCCTATTGAGCCTGGGCGCGAAGGTGGCAGTGTTGCTAGCGTGACTCGTCTCACTGCAGGCACTGGTCAAACCGCTGGCACCAAAGCTACCACTGACGACAACATCAATGGCGTTGGTTGCACTCTGACTACTACTGTCACTGCTGGTGCTGTAACTGGACAAACAGTTGCTGCTGGTGGTGATGGTTATCGTATTGGTGACGTATTGAGCGTTGCTGGTACGACTAGTGCAACGTTCCGCGTTGATACTGTTAACTATACCAACTGAGGTAAAACATCATGGCTGCTTCTGTAGCTGCTGGCAACAACGGTGCTTGCACCACTGATGCCGTTCGTATTTCTGTAGCCAAGACTCGTTTTGGTTATGGCTCTGCTGTCGCTGACTCTGCTGTGGCTTCGACCACCAAGGGTCTGCGTACTGCTTATCCTGGCGTTGAGTGCAACATCGCTAACGTCTGATCTATTGGGGGAGGCTTCGGTCTCCCCTCTTTTTTATCCATCGCATACAACATTTCTGTTATGCCGTTCCCTACCACTAACGCTCAGACTGAGCTTCAAGCTGTTAATGAAATTCTGGCGTCAGTTGGTCAGGCGCCTGTAACCACCCTTGATCAAACCAACCCGGACGTTGCGATTGCGTACGACACCCTTCAACAGGTGTCACGGGAGGTTCAGGCAGAAGGATGGACCTTTAACCGGGAGTATGAATACCCGTTTACTCCCGACAACAATAACCAGATTCTCATCCCCAATAACGTCCTGCAACTTGACCTGACTCCCAGCTACAGGGATCGGGATGTTGTACGTCGCAGTGGGAAGCTGTATGACCGTACTTCTCACTCGTACACCTTCACAGAACAGGTACTGTGTGATGTGGTGTGGTTGTTTGATTGGGTTGATCTTCCGACACCCATCAAAGACTACATCGTTGCAAGAGCTGCAAGTATTACATCCTCACGGATTGTTGGTGACAGCACTCAGTACCAAATGCTCCAACAGAAAGAAGCGTACACCCGTGCAATGGCTCTTGAGTACGAATGCAACCAAGGAGACTACACCTTCTTTGGTCATCCTCGTGGAGCCAATTACTACAACAGCTATGAACCCTATAAGGCATTGTATCGCTGATGGCAAGTGTAACCCAACAAATACCTAACTTCCTTGGTGGTGTCTCTAAGCAACCTGATGACAAGAAGCTTCCAGGACAAGTCAGAGAAGCGATTAATGCTTACGCTGATCCGACCTATGGTTTGTCAAAGCGTCCTGGCAGCAAGTGGTTAGGCAACCTTTCGTCTACGACAAACGAGTTCCAGAACGGTAAGTGGTTCTACATCAACCGAGATGATGCTGAGAAGTACATCGGGGTGATTTATGGAACCAACATCAAGATCTGGAATGTCAATAACCCTACAGCGACAGTCACCGTTACCAACTCTGGAAGCAGCTACCTGACCTACGGAAGTTCTAATGCAAAGGACAGTCTGCAGGTTCTGACTGTTCAGGATACCACCATTGTTACCAACAACAAGGTCACGGTCACCACTCAGGCAGCACCTAGCTTTACTGCGAAGTCCAAAGCAACCATCCGTCTTTACAGTGCTGAATACGGTGCAGAGTATTACGTCAAGGTAGGGTCTGCTGCTGCGTACAGCTTCACCACAAAGAACACAGAAGACCCTGCCAACACCAATACAACGACGAACAAGGTCTTGAATGCAACAGACATTCTCGATCAGATCTTCAATAACATCTCACTGCCTGCTGGGGTCACTAAGACCAAATGCAAAGGAAGTATTGAACTCTCTGGTTCTACTGCTTTTACCATTGAAGCTCGTGGTGGTATCAGCGGTGAAGAGCTGAGAGCTTTCCAAGACGAAGCCAATAACTTCTCTGAACTTCCTGCTGAAAGCGTACAGGGTCGAGTCATCAAGATCAACAATACTGTCGCTAAAGAGGACTCCTACTACGCGACCTTCATCGCAGAGAACGGTGTCTCTGGTAAAGGTAGTTGGCAGGAGACCGTAGCACCGAACGTATCCAAAGGTTTGACTGCATCCACCATGCCGCATGAGCTGGTGAACACTGCACTAAACACCTTTGAATTCAGGCCCATCACCTGGGAAGAACGTCTTGTCGGTGATGATGAAACTAACGAGCATCCAAGCTTTGTTGGCAAAAAGATCCAACAGGTCTTCTTCCACAATAACCGCCTTGGCTTCTTGACTGGTGACAATGTGTCAATGAGTCAAAGTGGTGAGTTTTATAACTTCTACCATGTCTCTGCACTAACCCAAGCTGACAACGATCCTATTGACATCAGTTGCTCTAGCTTGAGACCTGCTGTTCTTCACTCAGTGCTACCTGCTGCTCAGGGTCTGGTGATGTTCAGCAAAAGTCAGCAGTTCTTGATGTATTCAGATGACGGTATCCTTACCCCTAAGACTTCAGTAATCAGGACCATCTCCAACTACGAAAATGAAGAGCTGATCCCACCAGTAGACGTTGGTACAAACATGGTATTCCTGAGCAAGTCTCCAGGTTATACCCGTATCTACGCAATGGCTACTCGTGGTCAGCAAGAAAATCCTGATGTGTTGGACATTGGCCGGGTGGTTTCTGAATGGGTTCCTGATTCTGTCGCTGATCTCATTGCATCACCTCAGAACTCATTCTTTGCGATGTATGGCCCGTCTTCCCAATACGTGTACTTCTTCAGGACTTACACAGTTGGTGAAGAGACAGCAATGCAGACATGGTTCAACTGGAAGATGCAAGGCAATGTTCAGTTCTTCACCGTCGATAGTGATGACACGTACATTGTCACCTACCAATCAGGGCAGTACACCCTCTGCAAAGCAAACCTCACTCAGACCCCAGATGATGCCATTCTGAGAGCCGATAGCGGTCAGGTGGTGCAACTATGCCTGGATCAGTATGCAACGCCGTCTAGCGTCACCTACAACGCTACTACGAAGGTTAATCGTTGCTACCTCCGGTATAAAGACATCACGGCCTTAAGCCCTGCAGTCATCATTGCTGACCCAACCAACACTGGTGAGTCTGGCTTCACTGTGACTCCTACTCGTGGTAGTAATTTAACTGGTCCTTACTTTGAGTTTGTTGGTGACGACTACTCAGCACAAGCAAGTAAGGTCTACCTTGGATTCAAGTATGACTTCGACATCCAACTCCCAACGATCTACTACCAGATTGGGGACAACAGATCAGATTATACAGCAAACCTGACTGTAGCTCGGGTTAAGTTCTCGGTTGGTCTTTCCAGTAATGTTGGCTTCAAGCTGAAAGCAAAGGGTCAATCGGAATGGTATGACGTTCAGTCGATCCAAGATGCTGACTATTACTTGGCTGATGACGTTCCTCTGAATGAACAGACCGTGTACACATTACCTATTCATCAACGTAATTCAAACTTTGATTTGAAAGTCTTTAGTGATTCACCATTCCCGATCTCTCTTACTTCGATGATGTGGGAAGGATCTTATTCACCACGATTCTATAGGAGGGCGTAATGGCTGATTTACTTACCCTAGGCGCTAGTGTTGGTATGGGTATCATCAGTGGTATCACTGGTGCTAGCTCTCAGAATGAAGCACGGCGTCTTGAGCAAGAACGAATCAATAAGCAATACAAGTACGATAAGAAGTTAGACAGGTTCACTTGGAGACAAACCAAGAGAGACTATAACTATCGGCTAAGGGATGTTCAGAATCAGCGAGAGAATAATGAGTCAAATCTCCAATATC